CAAAAAAAAATCCCTACCATTTCTGGTAAGGACTCTTTCCTTGTTCACTAAAACAAAAATGTTATTCAATCTTGTGTAGCAAAAATAGGATTATTATTTATAAATCCAAATTCATTTGCTTATATTTTTCTATTAATTCTTCTAGTTCGTAGTTTTTAATTTTACATTCATTTCTAGATTTTTGTAATAACCTTTCCGAAGTTCCCAAACCATGAACTTGGTCTAAATGAATGCCAAATTTATATTGCTCTCCATAGCGGTAAACATTACACCCGACACATTGAACTTGGCAATTAGTTTCATCCCATCTAGTTGCATAATGTTTTCTACTTTGGAAGTGACCACATTGTAATTTATTCCAGTCATCTATTTTTTCACAAGTGAAACAAGTTGCTTTGCCATTTATGGAATATCTTTTACGAATATAAATACTAAAAACATTATCTAGTTTTTTAACTAATGAACTTCTAGATACTTTTTTTGGACTTTTTAATTTTAAATCTGGTTTCATAAGTAATTACTTAATTATTAAATATAGTTATTTAGTATATATTATTATATTATATTATATTATTATAATATTTTAGTATTGTATTATTAATATATTATAATATTTTAGTATTATATTAATTACTTAATTAAAAAAAGAGAAAGCAAAACGATTTTAAAGCGATTTAAAGCCATTTTAAGTTCTTTAATATCGCATAACACTATTTTACTATAATAATCTCTTAAATCAATTAAAAAGTACCTTAAATCAAATGTGTGTGATTATAATTCCATTGGAATAGCAATTGGTAATGTTCCCTCATTCAAAACTACTCCACAACCTAATGCGGGTTTTTTAAAGTTCTTACCATATGCCATAGCATAATTTTTATTATCAACCCCGCAACCAACTTGCATTCCAAAGATAATATAATTTGCCCCAACTAAAAATTCAGAATATAGTTGCGTATGTAGGTGGCCTTGTACTTGGCTTTCTAATTCATTCTTGGCTCTATTTTTGGCAGTCCCGCCTTCACCATGATTGAAATTAATTCCGTACAAGTTATAATTTTCTACAAAATTCCAGTTTGGTGTTTGTAACACATCGGAATAATCTTTAATCCATCGTTTAGATAAACCAGAACTAAATGCCTTTCTGTGAACTAATCTATCATGGTTGCCAATTATAACAACTGCCTTTGGGAAAGTATAATACCATTGTTGGATATTATCTATTGCTAGGTCTAATTCGTGTCCCGCTGAATATCCATCTGGGTCTGTTTCGTGATAACTTGAAAAATGATTATCTACTAAATCACCAATGAAGATTATAGTTCCGCAATTGTAAATTTCTTGTTGGTTACGGCAAAACTCCAGATACCCTCTTTTGGTAAATGGCTCATGCAAATCACCAATAATCAAAATATTTTTTGGGTCACCATTTTTAAATGGCTCTATTGAATTTTTGTTTCTGTCGGATTTTATTTTAATGACTTCTTTGTCTTCCATTACCTCAATACCACACCTCCTAATAACTCCAATGTATTTTCTCAAATACTCTATTTCTTTGAAACTTCCATTTGGAATTAACTCTTTTGCAATCTCTGTGTTTGATGGATTTTGGTCTATCAATTCAACAATTTTTGCATTAAATAAATCGTATTTTCTCATTATTTAAAATTGATTAAAAAAGATTGCAGATATACCCATAAAACGCAAAATAAGCCATTTTAAGCCATTATCTCTAATATAGCAATATGTTTACTTTGCTTTTTAAAAATAATTCAATACGCTAGAAATTCCTTTAAATATGATATTTTCCAGCGTGAGTATATTCTTACTTTATTTTGCTAGTTTGTGAGCAAACATCTTAATAATTGTGCTAGGTTTGATAAATCGACAGATAAATCTTAAGATAAAACCAGCGTTTGTAGTGCTAGGTGAATTGGTATATTCAGTTGCCGCAGCATCTAAAACATTCTTAACTGGCTCTGGAATATTTAATTTAGAACTTGGTGTAGACAGATTTTCCATTTACTTTTTTTGCTTTTAAAATTTGTTTTCGGTTGTTTTGAGAATATGAAACGTGCACCCAACTTGGCTCTTTTGAATTACCAAATTCCCAGATGAGTTGGTCAAATTCTAGATTATCTTTTATGAAATGGAATATTTGTGCATTAAGTATTTCTCCACCATTGTTATCAATATCCAATGCTTGGCCTTTACAATGCTGACTAGTTATAGACCCTCCAATGGCTTTGTTTAATACTCTGCTACGATACCCACTAGAAATCCGAATAGGTTTATCAAAGTGTTCACGCATTGGCTCAAATACTTTCTCGGCAATCAACTTTAAATTGGCTAGTTGTGCTTCGGTTGGTATGTTATTTATATTATGCTTAACTGCATAATCTGAATGGGTCACCTCTTTCAAACTTAAGTGTTTACTTATCTTCATCTTTTTTATTTATTAATAGATACCATTTATGCAAATTATACCCAATTAGGACTGCTAGGGATAATACTTTTAAAATAACTTCCGCATTCGTAAATGAAAACGTGAGTATGGCTAGATTAATTATCCAAAGTTTAATTTCGTTAAGATTGTGCATCGTTTAACTTGTTAGGATTGGATAAATATAGTTTTATAGCACCAATTGAAATTACTACTATTCTAACTAATGTGGCCGCATACTCTGGTGCATTTATTTGTTCTAATAAAGTCATTAACAAATCGGTGCTACTATCTAATATACCAGCCACAATAATTATGATTGGCAATAGGTGTTCTTTAATATGTTTCATGAAATTCCTCTTCTACAATTATATAATTTCCATAGGCAATTGCCTCTGTTTCATCTAGTGTTTCGGCATAGCCGTTTTCGTATATCATTCTGTATTTTGTCAGTATCATCTTAAACTTGTTAAATTGTTTTCGTAAAATAAATAATCGCAATTTACAATTCTGTTTGTAGTTCCAGCATTTTTTACAATTGATTGCTTTACTTTAAATCTACGACCAGCCGCAAAGGTTGGAATGTTTAAAACATGAGTTGCAACCAAACTATTATCTACATAAAAAGTAACCGAAGTTGCCGCTGCATTTACAATGATTTTTAGTTTAACCCAGTTTGTAGTTACGGCAACCGATGTAGTTGTTTGTGTACGACTTCCATTGTTAGCGGTAATACATTGCCAGTTTGGACTTGCTGCCGTACCATTACTAGTTGCACCTTCATCATAAGTAAAAAATGCACCATTGTTCTCGGCTGCTTGTGTAGCCAAATCACCAAACCCAGTTATAAATCTAAATCTTTCGGTTGCATTTGATAAAGTATCCACACATATATAAGTTTCATAAGTCCAAGTTCCACCTCCAAATTGGAATTGTTGACCTTGGTTATTTTGTTCACTAACGTGCATTGCATATCCACTAGTTGCAGTTCCAGTTTGATATGAACAAATACCTATTTGATTTGCAGTTTGATTTGCTATTGCTGCATTTAGTCGTATAGTAGCCGCACCAGTTCCAGCCACAACTGATTGTAATTTATCTATTGTAAATGAACTATCAAAATCATTAAAATATTGCACCCCAGCCATAACTCGATTGTAAAACGATGTGTTTTGCCAAAGTTGAGTTGTACTATTGTACATTAACAAATCTCGGTTTACTGGTGTTTGTGCTGCTACATCGTGAATTTCATCTAATTCATATCCGTTTTGTATTTTAACCTCGATAACTCCTTGTGTTGGGTGCGACCTTACAACCACACCTACATAAACCAAATGGTTTGGTGCATATTGTTTAGTAGTGGTATAAAATCCAGCCGTTGTTGCACTCAAATACAATTGAGTACCCTCTGCAATTGAAAACGTATCTAGATTTCCAAGTTTACCCGCTACAACTACAAATCCGTTATCGTTGTTTGAAATATCATCTTGTACAAATCCAAGTGTTTGTGCCGATGTGGCATCGGAAGTTGCTAGTGATGGAGATACTTTTGGTAAATTTCCATGAGCACCGCTTATGTAAACAATTGTACCACGCAATAAAGTTCCGCCAGTTTGATTGTATACCTCTGTGATTAATGTATCCGCAGTTGCCAAAGTTGGAAATGTAGTAGGTGTACCCTCACCATTCAAATATTCAGTAACTAACCCAGTTGGATTGTTAAATTTATTTGTTTCTAAATCTTGAAAATTGAGATTACAAATATTAAATGAATCTCTAATAGTATCTCCAGTATGGTCATTTGGTGCTGCCCCAATGTTTATAGTTGTAATTGCCATTATATTGTTGGTATAATTGTTACTAAATAGTTTGTTCCACCTACTAGAAATGGATTTGGTAATGGGTCTTGGTTATTATCTTTTACTAGCAGTATTTCACCTTTAGCATAAACAATATTTGGATTATCAATTATATCATATATCCCTAAAAAGACTAAATTATTTTCTACTACCAAACTAGTATTTTTTATTCCAATATTGGTAGTTTGTCCAGCAATTTTTTGATTATTTACATCATAAAAATCTATTTTTATATCTGCATTAATCCCAAATGTAAGTGTTGGTATTGCTGGATTTGTTAAATATACTTGTATTGCCAATTTGCCATCATTTAAAACTATATTCCCAAATGAATATTGAATAGTTGGACCTCCAGCCAAATCTTTATACACATTTCCAAATCCGTTTTCCGCATCGGTTACTCCCCAATAACTTAAAGGATAAATACTCCCAAATCCGTTAGTTGCCATTCTGTTTTTTTATATAGTTGAACATCTTAACGATGTTTTTTTCCTTTATCTTATAGTTGATGAATTTTTTAAATCCATCATTTTCTATTTTCTTTTTTTCCGCTTTCATTATAATAACCAATTACAAGCATTTGGACTTGTGTCGGGATACATATCATCGTTTTTATTTTCCCAATATTCGGGAAATTTAGAACTTGCATAAAAACTCATGTGGTCAACAAATCGTTGAGTGTAAAACTCCGCAAAACTTCTATATTTTTGTACTAATAATTCTAACTCTTCCCGACTAGGAATTTCGCTATTTTCAGTACGATGTTTAAATACTCCACCATTTCTAATTTGGTAGTTTGCAAATGGTAAATAATCTACCATAGCAAAGTTAATTAACATCGGTTGTACATATTCTGTAACCAATTCCAAATAATCTCCAGTTAATGTACTAGTGTTTATTTTTTCGGTTATGGTGTTATATAATTTAGTACCCAAATAGTTTTGGATATGCATTTGTTGGGCGATTTTGATGAAATTAATAAACAAATCCGTATCCACATTTGCGTTAAGAATTGAATTTTTTACTAAATCAGTTCTATTTATAAATAATGTAGTTGCCATATCTTATTTTCTGTGTTTTGCTACCCAATCTGGGTGGTGACCCTCATCTTCCATTAATGCTGGTGCGATTTGTGCATTTTCCCACCCATTCGGTTGTGGATTGTATCCATCGATAAATGGCACTTCCTCATTTGAACTTAACGATTTATCTTCAACTGGTTTTCCGTCTTTCATTTTGCGTTGATATAGGTTTTCAGCGAAGAAATGGCGGCAGTATGGACCGCCTTTATACTCGAATAATGAGTAGTTTTGGCCATTATGGCCGAATGAATTATTTACACCCGAAAAACTTGCTTGGTCGATATCTTCCTTGCGGTAAACCACACCATTTGCAGTTCTACTCATCATGTTTACGCAAAATTCTCTGGACTTTCCAGTTTTACTTGGCAAATTTTCTTCCTCATAGGAATATCTAACCTTGTAATACTCTTCATCTAGGAATGATTTTTCACTTGGTTTAGAAGTAATAAACCCGCCAGTTTTTAACGTAACTTTTAAGTTAAGTTGATTTGCCCAATCTTGAATACTGATATTGTTTTCATCATATTTTCTAGTAGCAACCAACTCCCATTCCTCATTAATTGTTTCGCCATTTAGTTTTTCCATAATCTCACTAGCAATATGCTCTGTGAGTTCTGGTACTTTACTTAATTTCTGACCAGTTTCGGTTTCAATTGTAGTTGTACTTGTGGCATTGCTCAAATCGTTAAATTCTAGCGGTTGTAGCGTTTTAAAATATAAATTAAGAGAAATATCATTAAATGATAAAAGTCGATTAAAAGCGTTTATAAGTAGGTTTTGGAATGGTCTAATAGTTGTGTTATCCATTAAAATAGATGCGGTCTTTAATTCTTCCGCATTATTACCCAATCCAGTATTATCTTTAATACCCAATAACATTGGTGAAATAACTCTATGACCAACCATAATTTTTCTCATGCTTTCATCTGACAAAAATTGGTATTGGTTGTGAGCATCTGTCAATTGTACTGGCTCAATGGTTGCGTTATTTTCTTTACTATCTGAAAATGACAAAATAAATCTACCAGCGTTTGATGTACCACTAAATTTGTGTTGAATCTTTTGCTCTATATCTCTTTTTTCGGTTTCTGTCGGCTCACCATTTGAAAAATTGATTAACATGCTGGGTGCTAGGCCATTCATTATGTTATTTAAATGGTAATTGGAAATCTCTTCCTCCAACTCACAATATTGCAAACAACCTTGGTAATCTACGGGTGAGTAATAGTAGTACCCAGTTTTGTAAGGTTTTACGTACAAAATCTCAATATCTGCATTACTAGTTCCGAATGCTGGTATTGGCTCTGGTAAATTAGTACGGCTAACTTTACTCCAATCTTTTGAGTAGTAGTAAAAATTGATTTCGCCATCTTCATCGCATTTCCCCGCTCTTAATGTTTCTATTGGAAAGTGTGAACATTCTGTTATTCTTGTGTGGTCTATATTATATACAACTTGTATGGCACATTGGCCCATTGCCTTTAAATCATTTGTGCATCTTTCTTGCATTTCCTCTGTTAGCAAATCTAGCATTTGAGCATATTCCTCTGGCTTATCTTTACTATCGGTTGCGTCAATACCTCTACCATAAATCATTTGGCTAATACCATTAATGATTGCGTTGTTTGTCGGACTTCCATTGTAGCGGTCTATTAGATATTGGAAGTAATTGTTATCTTCCCCATATGCTACCCAGTCAGTATTTTTAACCTCTACGACTTTCGGACTGGTATAGGTACTTAACGCAACTACTCCAAAACTATTAGAGTTGTATTTCTTCGGCTTTGTTGGTGTTGTATTTAATTTTCTCATAGAACTATGTAATCGTTGTTATCAGTATTTAATGTGGTGTATGCACCAGCATTTACTGAATAATTATTAATGGGTTGGTTAGTGCTAAATAATCTGTCCTTGTAAACTACGATATCTTGAAATCCATCGTTTGTAATCATTGTAACTTCATAAAATCTACCCTCGAATAGAATATCTATATCGCAATCAAAAGTGACTAAATCGTAAAAGTCAAATACAATATTATATGCCTCAAATTGAGTCACTACATTGGTTTCTTCATCTCTTACATTTAAAAATAAATCACCACCCTCTGAATAGTTGTTAGGGATAATGGTAAAAGATTGTGTTTCGTTATCTTGGTTTACTATGGTCATACTTGTATAACGTAATTTTATATTTTTTGCTAAAAAAAAAGAGTAGCCATTTCTGACTACCCTCTTTCACTATTTAACCAACTCAAATATTATTGATTTATGCGTCAATCTGTGTTGCGTCTGTATTATCTATTACAACACTAGGAGTAACGAACGTGGCCATTATGGGTTCTTGGCCTACCAAGGTGATGGAGTACCCACTCATATCGCCTAATTGGCTGCCAGTAGAAATTGACCCTCCAGTTACATCGCAACCTCTAGTCAATCCAAGTGCCAAATAATTTCCGTTATTATCCAAAACAAATGCGTGTGGTCTTCCGCCAATTACATTCTGCAATTCTACTTGCGTGTCTGGGTCTAATTTGGTTAAGACCATAGTCAAAGTTTGCTCATAGAATGTAGTTCCATTATCTCTAGAAGTAGTGATAGTTTGTTCTAAATTCGATGCTCCTTTGATATCATATTCAAATAAATCTGGAGTTCCACCGATTGCGGTTAATACCCCATCTACTATTGTTAGTGTTCCTAATGTGTCATAGTCACATAGAAATATTTTTTGCAATCCGCCCACCGCATCTTTACAAGGTAAGGTCCGCCCAGTTGTTAGTATACAAGCCATTGTTATATTTTTTTAAGTTATTGATAATTAATTAATTATCTATTGTTATTTAAAGTATTTATAAAGGGCGGTATTACCCGCCCATTTATTCTACTACAAATCAGCGTATACTACTGCGTCACCACCAAATCCAACTTGTAGACCTTGTGTCCAACGTGCGATAAATCTTACATTTTTTGAGCCATCCAAATCACTCATATCTAGCAAACGTACTTCATTAAAATCCGACATAAGTCCGCAACCAAAATACAAGTTAGTAGATTGAGTTAATACGATTGTAGAATCATCCATTCCATCGCATACAAAGATTGCAATTCCCTCATAAGATAATGCACCACCAGCGGTGTACCATTGAGTACCTTGCATATTAACACCATTTGCACCAATGTTAGTAGCAAATCCGCCTAATGCTCTTACATACGCTTTGGCTACATCAATTGAAACATATAATTTTAAATCTGGTTTGTTATAAACTCTGTTTGGTAAAGCATCTACAACCAAACCTAATTTATCGATTACGTTTGCAGCGGTTACGTTTGCCCATGTAGGAGTTGCTGCTCCATCATCTACTAACAAGAATGGAAATCCGCTTGATAAATTCCAAATGTATTGCTCTGTTTCAGATGCAATTTGAGATAACATATTTCCGATAAAGAAATCTGCAAAAGTTTTAGGCAAATTATCAAATGCAGAGTAACCCATTTGAGTTGCTTCCCAATCTTGTTGGAATGGAAGTTTACACAATTGTACGTTAACTTGTTTTTCAGTAACTTCTAATACTCTATCTGACAAAGCAACTTCACCATCTGGCTCAAAATCACAAGATGCATCGTTTATAGTTAAATAGTTATTATTTAATACTTTTAAAGTTGAACGATATTTCACGTTTGGCATAATGGTCACCGCACCCGCTTCTAAAGTTGGTGCTGACAAAATTGCGGCTGCAATATATTTACCAGCGAACTCGCCAGTATAGTTTGTTGTAATTGTTGGATTAACGGGCATAATTTTATTTTTTTATTTGTTTGTAATTTATTTTAATTAAAAGTTTAGTTTATCAAATACTGAATTAATAGTCCCTTTGGGTTTTGATTGAGCATATAAGAAAGTATTATTTTCTTTTTTCTCTTTTGCCTCTGGGTTGTGTTTAATTGGTTTTCTAGCACTCATTTGCTCTTTCTTAACATATGATGCCATTTCTTTTTTCATCTCTGTTATTTGCGTTTGAACTTCCTCCAAAACTGGAGCAATAACTTCTACAACTGCATCTACAATTGCTTTTACATCTGTTGCAACCTCTTCGGCTACTGGAGCGGTTTCTACCACTTCATCTGCCATTGCAACTTCGGTTGTTTCTGCTACTTCTACACCAGCAATAACACCCTCTTCAACTACTTCTAGTGTGCTTCCATCGGCTAGTTTGTACTCACCAATTGGTAATGGCAATCTTTGGTCCTCGGTTACAATGAATACTGGTTGCCCAACTTCAAATGCTTCCGCTTCAATGATTGTACCATTCTCCAAAGTTTGTTGTGCTAACTTCACGAATGCTCTTTTAAGTAATGTATTAACCTTGCTTAAAATTTCCTTGTTTGTCATTTGTTTATATTTAATTAATTATCCGAAATATGTGTCAAATTCTCTTTCTTTCTCATCGTATTGTTCTTGGTAGTATTCCATTGACTCAATTGCCTCAATGTGAGATTGCCAATCTGGATACACACTAGTAACATCTACTCCTAATTCTTCGGCCAATGCTTGAATTTCTTGCAATCTTTGTTTGTCGGCTGCAAAATCATCTGCCGTAAAAAAACTTTCAGAGTTATTTTTAAATACATCATTTAAAACCATCCATGCTTGTCTGGCTTCCTCAAATTTTTCATCAAAATACTCATCTACAAAATAAGATATTCTAGATACTTCATCTTCGGTAGTAGAATAATCATAATCTAACTCATCAACTTTGGCCAATTTAATTTGTGGCTTTTTTGGAGTGATTGCTTTTTTATTTTTTTTCATCTCTGCTAACTTCAAACCAAATGCAGTACTTGTTTTTACCGCTTTTTTAATCTGTGATAACTTATGAGTTTTAGTACCTTGTACTTCCTCTACTTTTTTAAGTAGTGTAAAAATTTTTTGTTGATTGCTCATTTTATTGGATTTATGTTAGTATAACGATTTGATTATTTTTTTTGCATTTTTAAGGTGTACTTATTCTAGTAATGCTTCCAATTCCTTGTGCTTGTAAACTTCCATCGCAGCATTTTCTGGAATATCTGTCATCTTTGCATAAGCAACCTCTTTCACCGCCTTTCGGACTTGTGCGGCTTGGTGTTCTGAAATCTCTATTATTTTGTGCCATTGAGTTTTAATGCTATTTCTAATAGTTCTAGTCCCGCTTCTATCTCTTCATTCAAAGAGTGTTTATTCATTTTTGTTTCAAACTTATCCGCAAAATATCCCTCGATAGAAAATCCCTTAACCTTTCCAGTTTTAACGTAGTCATTCCAGATAACATCGTTATTAATTTTCATAGTTCCGCACCAAGTACCAGCGGTAAGACCTAAATTATACAATGCACTTTTATCAATTGTTTCATCTTCAACAAACCAACTTTCAATTAGTGTGCAACCAGTAACCGCTTCAAAGTGTTCATAGGTTGTATTACTTTGGTTGGCATTGATGAAATACAACTCCGCTGCCTTTCTAATGGTTTCTTTTGAAAAATATATGTAATACTCTTCCCCATTGGCATCTCTTCGGTAAATGGTCTTATTTGGCACTAAAATAGCACCCATCAATATGCGTTTTTCCCCATCTACTTTGGCGAATGTTTGCTTTTGGTCACTTAATGCCACAAAGGTACTCTCGGTGGCTGGTGACTCTACTACGGATATTGCCTCTATTCCAGAAAACTCATCCGTTTCATCTATAACTAGTTCTACTATATTCATATTTTTATAACGTATTTAGATTTATATTTTGCATTTTAACCACCTAGAGTAGCGGTACGAATTATATTGCGGTCTAAAGATTGGCCAGATGTAACCTCTCCAGAAACTACGAATGCTTTTATGGGTTTGTCGGCATCTTTATTTTGAATATTTAAACTTTCACTCAATTGATTAACACCACTTGCACCCACTACATTAAATTGTGGTGCTGGTGCTGGAGCGGATACACCTCCACCACCTCCACCGCCTTTACCTCCTGGAGTTTGTACCGATAAGATTTTTTGGATATTTGCTAATCCACTTGCAACTGCTACGGCTGCATAAATTCCACCCAATACTGGAGATGCTGCGGTTGCTACTGGCATAAATGCAGATTGGTATGCGGATTGTGCGGCTTGGTATGTAGAAATTGTAGTTGCTGCAACTGCAAATGCTTTACCCGCTGCGGTACTTTCTCCAGCCAAACTAGATAATTGTGCAAATGCATTGCCCATATTACCTACTTGCTTTTGCTTCCACGCAACCTCTAAATCTCCAATCTTTTTTCTTTGCTCTGCTAGAAATTTTACTTTGTTATTGTATTGCTCTTCTGTAATAGTTTTAGCATCAAATTGTGCTTGTACCATTGCTGCTTCCGAATCCAATGCACTTTGTTTTTGTTCTAGTGTACTATCGTTTGAATTTTGTATATCTTCTAAAACTTTCTGGCTTTCCGCTGCATCTGTTTCTTTTGTCTTATTATCCAATTCAGTTTGAAGTAATGCATACTTTTGTTTTAAAAGTAATCTTAATTCTTCCTTTCTTGTTTCAGAAACTTCTAATGTTTTTAATTCCTCTTCTAGTTTTTTAGCATCTCTGTCTTTTTGTAAGTTTAATTTTTCTTGGTCCGACTTTGCTAAAATATCTTGTTTTTCTCTTTCAAATTGCTCTGTGATTAACTTGGCTTTGTCGGCTTGTTCTTTGTCAAATACTTCTTGCTTTAATTGGAAATCTTTTATTATTAGTTGTCTGGCTTTGGCTTTTTCCTCTTCGCTTAACTTTATCGCTTTTAGTTCTTCTAATGCTCTTTGTTTTTCTCTGTCTAATCTTTGTTGGCCAGTTTTGTCTTGTAT